TACTTCCACTCTCCTTCATCCATCTTTTGTACTACATCCTGTATAAACATTGGTATCAAGTGTATAACATATGGAGATGAATGTATAGGATCCGCCCAATCAGACGCAGGATCAATCCTTATATTCTCTGGAGATATTAATTCTATAACAGGCTTATCGTTAAGAGATGTCATTTGTTTCTGTACAACAGGATTACCTTCCATATCAACAACTGGCGAATCCTTATTATCTATCTCTATGTAACTTTCTTCTTTCTGTTCAAAGTCCCAATACTGATGAGACACGCAAATACCCTGAACAGCAGCATCCTGTAGAGCTGCAGTTATAGTTTGAAACCATGGTATAGTGTGTGTAAGCCTATACTGAAGTATTGACTGATCAACTACAGCTGCGGCTGCCTGCATAGGATCATTTGGATTTCTTGCAGAAACATTAATAACATCTTCATTAGTAAAGAATGCAACTGACATAGCAGATTGAAGATTACGAACAGCGGTTCTAGTCTTTGGCCTAAAAAACTTAGACCTTTTAGCGTATGCATCAGTATTATACTTTGATCCTGCCGGATGATAGCTATTGAATAGAGATAAACTCTTATCCCATTGAAATCTTAGATTAGCATCAACCCAATCTGAAGAACTTTCATAGGCTTGTCTAGCTATCCTTAACCATTTATCTTCAGTCTTACCTTTCTCAGAATTAGGATCTTCTATCCCTGGATCGGGAGGAAGATCGGCTCCTGCCAAAGGAGGTTGTGGATTAATTAAAGACATTAACTTTTATCTCCGTTAAGTTGACCTTTATGATCCATTGTAAGATCCATGTATTTATCTTGATTAAAAGAACTCCTATGTTGTTTGTAGCGTTCTAATATTTCACCACCGGCCATTGTAACTGCTTTATAATCATTGTCAATCTTATCTTCATGCAATATAAATCCCCAATTTCCTGATAGAAGCATAGATTTTACACCAACTACACCGTCCATCACATGAACTGCCCATAACCACCCAGGATATTTTTTCTCAAGATGCTCAGCTACATTCTTCGCAACACCATGATCTGATGCAATAAAGAGGTCACTTCTTTCTATTTCCATATTTATTCCTTTTTTTAGGCTTATAAAAGATTCTCCTTCCATCATCAAACTCGTATTGTTTGATAGGCGAACTTAAGTCAGGATCAATCTTATAGCATAATTCAGACCAGTTATATTGAGTTTCTTTTTCATTCATCATGTTATTATAATAGTAGTTAGATAAGACGGGTTTTTAGAAACTACAGTTGGCGCATCCCCCGGAGTAATTACAAGATTACCAGCTGCATCAACAGTAAAAGTATAAGAAATTCCAACCGCTGGTGTCCATGCGCTCCAAAGTTCTGACGTAGCCGCCCAAGTCCCAGAAAAATCTTCCCATTTAGTAAGTCCAGCTATAGCCAATGCACCCTTAGCAGGATAAATCAGATGTCCAGTAGTGCTGAGAGGAGCAGTCGTAGATAAAGTTAAATCACCCTTGGCTACAGAATATGTAATTCCAAGACTTGGTGCTGAAAAAGTTGATGCGAGATCACCCTTAGCAGGATAAATCATATGACCGCTAGTGCTAATAGGGGCAGTCGTAGCTAAAGTTAAATCACCCTTACTTACAGATAAAAAATAAGAAACACCGGATGTAGGAATTGAAGAACTTAAAGTGAAACTTCCCGCATCTGGAGATATGTCAGTTCCAACCCATGAATCTGTTTGACTAGCCCAATCTCCGGTTACCGTTGCCCACGTGCCTAACATGAAAATCTCCCAACTAATTTATTTTTTATTCAGGTAATGCTTCCTTCAATCTACTCAAAAATGCAGACTTGGCTGCATCCAACTGGGCAAATTTTATCTGCAATGCAGAGATATCTCTATCCAATTGTGCTAAATGGTTAATAGCAATTTTAGCCTCATCTGCCAAGGAATCAAACTCGTACTCTGAGCCGTCAATACTAATTACATTTTGAGATACTTCCTGTTTCTTTGATTTAGGCACTATATGCATTCCCCGCGACAATGGCTGCATCAACCGCAGTCATGTCTTCATCAGTCCAGTAATCTCTGGTTAGCATGAGTTCAAGATGCTCCACATTTCTGCTTACTGTATCATTTTTTTCGTCTGCACTTTCATCGACGTATTGCGTACCGTCTATAACACCATGAATGAGATCAACACTGTGACCCATTGCCGTGTAATGTTGCGCTATCTGCGCGATTGTTTCTGCCATTTTACTAATCCTCTAGTTGCGCCTTCAGAGATTCAACCTCTGCCGACAGTTGTTGAACTGCATTTACCAATATTGGAACAATGAGTTCATATTTAATACCTAATGCGGTATCATCTTCATTAGTATGTACTATCAATTCATCATTTCTGTCATTTGAATAACCAAGACCTTTTTCTATTTCCTGAATTTCTTGTCCAAGAAATCCTATATGGAGTTTGTCTCTTTTCTTTGACCCATCTGGAACTGCATTAAGTTTTTCTTCTCTTGTCGGGTGTGCACCCGCATACCAAGATCTCCTATCCCACCTATAAGATACGGGACGCATCTGATTTATAAAATCTAAACCGTGACTAAAATCTTCTATATCTGTTTTATCCCTCTTATCAGAGGAAGAAATAGTGGTTTGAGCGCAATATAAAGTTGCCACATTATCATCGCCCAAACAAATAATATCATTTCCAGTTGTAACATCACCGGCTGGAGAATTAGTCCTTAATGAATCACCACCTATACCTACATTCCTATATCCTGTAGTTATAACATATCCAGCCGCTCTTCCTACGAGAGTATTTTGATAGCCTGTAGTTAGCGCAACTCCAGCAACGTAACCAATAACCACATTCTCATTACCTGTTGTGGCACCAGAGGAACCCTTCCCCGCCTGATAACCAATAGTTACATTACTGTCTCCGCTAGTATTATAATGACCGGATTGCATACCCACAGAAACATTCTGAGTTCCTGTAAGGTATCTAAGCGCGCCATCGCCCATCGCTGTATTGTTAGCAGTTGTAGTAACCGCTTCTAAAGAATTATTACCCACTGCGGTATTGCTGGCACCAGTGGTAATTGCCAGACCGGATGCATACCCAACCATAACATTATTAGTGGCTGTAGTATTAGCACTTAATGCTTGATAGCCTACGGCAGTATTGTAACTGGCGGTAGTATTTGCATCTAATGCATACACACCAACTGACACATTGTTAGCACCGGTAGTATTTGCAACCATTGCTTGATAACCTACTGCTACATTATTTGCACCAGTAGTATCTGCGCTTAATGAAGACGCCCCCAAAGCAGTATTTGCGGCTGCAGTGGTACTAGCATCTAATGCTTGATGGCCTACTGCTACATTTAATGTTCCAGTGGTGTTAGCAAATAATGCGTAATAACCCAATCCAGTATTGTTATCCCCTGTAGTAGTACCATACAGTGATGAACCACCATAAGCGGTGTTATAACTGGCAGTTGTGTTAGCATGTAGTGATCCATTACCAAATGCGGCATTTTGTGCGCCAGTAGTATTCGAGATCATTGCTTCCATACCGACAGCGGCATTGCTTGCTCCAGTGGTGTTTGCTCCTAATGCAGAGCGTCCAACTGCTACATTTCTATCCGCAGTAGAATTCGCATCCAGTGCATTCGCCCCAACTGCTACATTGCTTGATCCAGTTGTATTAAGTTCAATTGCCCCCTGACCTAGGGCAACATTTTGACCGCCTGTGGTATTGGTCTTTAGAGCGTAAGAGCCAAGTGCGGTATTGCTTGTGCCTGTAGTGTTGGAATACAACGCATAATATCCAGTGGCAGTACCGTGCGCCCCTGTAGTATTTGCAGTAAGGGCTTTATGCCCCAATGCGGCGTTATATAATGCAGTGGTATTTGAACCAAGTGCGCTATATCCGACGGCAACGTTATAACCAGCGCTGGTATTTGCATCTAATGCTCCCCATCCAACTGCTACACACTGTTCCGCAGTATTCAAAACTAATGCGTTATAGCCTACCGCTGTATTGCCATGCGATGTAATATCTGCGCCTAATGCTCCAGCACCAACCGCTGTATTCTGCGCTCCGGTGGTGATTGCATCAGCAGCAGAATAACCAAACGCTGCATTATTTGCGCCAGTGGTGTTTGCTTTCAAAGCATTTTCACCAAAAGCGGAGTTATATGCGGCAGTGGTAGTGAGCTGTAATGAACCAACACCAACCGCTACGTTATTAGTCCCGGTAGTGAGCGTCAAAAGCGAGTTATAACCCACAGCAACATTTGCCGCGCCAGTCGTGCAAGCCGTTAATGTGTTATGACCAATTGCTGTACTGCTTGCTCCTGTGGTATTAGCGTCTAATGCTAATGCCCCTATAGCGGTATTCCTATCACCAGTAGTATTAGCAGCTAATGCAGACGCACCCACTGCTACAAGGCTAGTGCCGGTTGTAAGAGCGGCACCCGCACCACTACCAACAGCAGTATTACTACCAGCAGTAGTGCTAGCGCCTAATGCACCATCACCCACTGAAACATTGCTAGAACCAGTAGTGTTGGCATCTAGCGCTTGATAGCCAACTGCGGTATTACCTGCTCCAGTTGTGGTTTCTGTTAATGCGTCATAACCAAACCCAGTGTTATTCGTACCAGTTGTGTTTTTTCTTCCGGCATAACTGCCAACAGCAGTGTTATAAGAACCGGTTGTTGCAAATTCTAAAGAGCCTCTGCCCATTGCAGTATTTAATGTTCCGGTAGTATTGGTTTTTAATGAACTAACACCAACGGCAACATTGTTGGGCGCTGTAGTATTTGCACCAAGTGCATCTAATCCAATACCTACATTGGTTGAGCCAGTGGTATTCGCATCTAATGCTGTAGTTCCAATTGCAACATTGGTGCTACCAGTAGTGGTTAGATTTAATGCGTTATGCCCCATTGCAACATTTTGTATTCCAGTAGTAATCTGATTACCTGATGACGTTCCAAAACAGTTATTCTGATAACCTGTAGTGGCAAGCATTAAAGAGTTATATCCAAAAGCATTACTACTATGTTCAGTTGTATTTGCACCAAGTGCGGCCTGTCCAAATGCACAATTGTAGTTTCCGGTAGTGCTGGCATCTAAAGATTGATAACCAACTGCGGTATTACTTGCGCCTGAAGTGTTCGCTGTTAAGGCGTCATAACCAATAGCAGTATTATTATCGCCAGTTGTAATCGCATCTAGCGCAGTAGTTCCAAGTGCAACACTGTAACTCGCAGTATCAGTCGTTCCTGAAGGGTCATTACCCAGCCAGAGGGAGTTGTTTTCCTGAAGCATCAAAAATCCATCTAGTTGATTAACTTCAGCAGCAGTCGTAGTAACCGCAGCAGCCCCAAGCGTTGTGAACTGAGACTGCAAAACTGACTTCACGAGACGAATTTGGTCGTCGCCCTGTGATACTAGGTCTGTGGCTAGCGGATTTGTAGCGCTAAGTTGACTGATATATGTGGCCGTTTCTACACCCATGATTCACCTCCTACGTTAATTCAAATATACCACTCGAACTCGGAGTGACGGTGAGTGTATTGGCATCAGCCAAAGTGAATTGAGATGTAGTCAACTTTGAAAAACATACCAATTTGCCACCAGATAAATAGATAACCGCGTATTTAACATTCGCAATTGTCCCCCCAGTAGCAGTCCATACAACGGCAGTTGAATCCCAACGAAACACACCAGCGGAGGCTCCAGCAGCCCATGTCCTAGATGTAACAGATGCTCCACCAGTGGTATAACCATTGCCACTGGCGCACTCATTACCGAGTGACGCTTGTGTTGATAAAGTGGCAGTGTTTACTAAAGCACTTGCAGCGCTAGTATGCAAAGCCATGTAAAATCCATCAGTTGTTCCTGTTAAGTTCATTGCGGCAGTACCTAAATGTTCCCTAAAGGAATTATAAAAACTCCATGCAGCAGCAGCCATGTTATATTACCTCCTCTTTTCTAATTAATGAATCTGGGTTTTTTATTATATGTGAAATAAGCCCATTTCCATGAACAGCCAAATCATAATGTTCGCCGGTCTTAGAAATCATCTCAACGAACTCTTTTGCTTGATGATAATGGGCAGCCGTACATCTAAATTCCTTTCCAGATACAGTTACGTCTATAACTCCTTCATCATCATTTTCAGGTTGCTCATAAGCATGATGTTCTCCTATAATACAACTGTCAAACCCAAACATCTCAAATTTATGAAACCCCAACATTCTAAACAAATGTACAGCCCTTAGCGCTATGGTAGCACCACCCATCACAGGAAAATATTCTTCACCGTACTGTTCCTGCAAAAGATCATAATTTTCATCTCCAGCAACATGCCAAATCCACACTTGGCAATCTTCCAACATATCAAACACAGAAGGATGACATTGTGAAGAAATAAAATACTTACAATCCTTTCTTAGTGGCTCAACAAACCTATTATTAAATTCCCTGCTATCCAACATAACCATAGCAGAAGGTTCTAATCCATTATCTATACAATACTTATAACTTCCATTAACAGTTATAACGGGAATTCCATTGCGTTTCTTTTCTAAAAGATTAGGAAAGGTTTCTTTTAATGTTGGCCCACCTAAAGCAAGACAAACTACTTTGTCCCATTGAGTTTCGTAAGGCTGAACTTGAGGCAATCCCCTTTGAATATTTTTTTTTATGTTAGCCCTTATATTATCCTTGTCCTCATTTATATGACATATTATCTCTGGAACAGGTTTTTTCACAGAAACAGAAGGTGGATGTCCTTTGAATATACTAGTTAGAACCACGAAACTCCATCCTTATCTCCAATCCCTTTGCCGCAGTGCCGCTCGCAATAGCGTCTATATCAATTCTTAATACAGTAGCAGTTGTTCCATCCGAATACACCTTATTGGTGGTACCATTTGTATCAATTACTGCTGGTGTAGCGGCGCTATTAGTATCCAATTCTCCAGCATCTATAGTCATGGCAATGCTGAGAACATCTACCGATGTAGTTACATTATATAATTGTACAGTCGTAACACTTCCAGTTCCCGCCGTATATACGTGAGCACCTATGGAATACAGATTCAATCCATTAAAAGTAGTTGGGCAAGTAACTGCCGTAATTCCATCCCCCACATAGGTATCATTAGCATCTGGAATAGCCTTTATAACCATAGTTCTATAGAAAAATGGAGTATCAATAGCAAAAATCTTTTTAGCCGCTCCAGCTGATGTATCCCAAAAAGAAATATAATCAGCATTATCAACCATAGTAGTTTCGGAATTAAATGTACTTATCAATTCTTGCTTATCATCATTAAGATTTGTCAGATTACCATCCATTTCTACAAACGATAATGGAGAACCTTTTGTTTCTCTAAGTGTTATACTGGCCATTATATTTCCTATGAACTTGTGTCGTTTTCTGTGTAACCAACCGTCCAATAATAATTTTGTACGTATGGAAGAATACCATATGGAAAATCTCTAGGTTGTTTTTCATAAAATTTTC